CATGAGCGCCGAATCCGATCGCCTGGCGCAGTGCCGCCGCGAATTCGAGGCCGCGATGCGTTCGGGCTGCTCGATTCCTGAGCTTCGTGAACAGCGCAAGCGTGATCGCCGCACCCTGCGGGCCCGCGCCCGCGGCGAAGTCAATGACCACACCAACAAGCTCATGAGCGGCCCTTCAGAGGCACCTGAGACCGATTTTCTGCGCTTCGACGCGGCCTGGATGATGAGGGAGTAGACATGGACAGGGGGGGCACCAGCAATGACGGTTTCAGGAGCGACAATCTTCGACCTGTCGGCGATTCGCGGGTCACGACAGAGGCACTAGTCGCCCTCGTTCAGGCCGCCGCAACTGCATGGTCCGGCGACGTCCCGGCGACAATCCGGGATGACTGCACGCCGCTACATTTTGTGGGGATGGATCTAGCCACTGGCGCTGATCAGGCCGTGGAAGTCGAGTTCATGGTCGACGATGAAGGTCATCTGACCTTTCTTGCCGTCAAAGCTTGCGATGGAGTAGGTTCGCCTCATGAGGATCAGCCCGAAAAATGCAAAACTGGCGATGCAGATGGTCGGCCTACCAGCGCAGGGGCCGATCAGGCAGGAAGCCTTGGACGCAAAGATCGTTCAGGCGTCTCGGCTGGCGAAGTTCATGGACCAGCTCGATCGGCCATTACCGGAGGGTCTGACCCTGCCTGCGATCCGCAACCCGATGTAAGGTCGATCGAGAACGGGTATGATACCCATTCTCCGAACAAAATAGATTTCCTCAGTGAACCGCGCCAATGCGGAAAGACGGCCCGCCTAGCCACAATCCGCGCGGCAGGGGAGCGGCTGAAGGCGCGCAATGCCCCGGCCCCTCGCTTGCCTTTGGGCGGCGCCAAGGTGGAAAGCCAGGTCGCCAGAAAGCCGGACTGGATCGCGCAGCGCGCTGAGCGGCTTAATGGCGCGATCGCGTTTCTCAGGTCGCGCGCCATCCTGGTCAGCGTCGCCGATCGCGCCACGATGGTCCGCCGCTATCGGGTCACCGGCAAGCGCGAAACACAGCTTGCCGAAGACGTCATCGAACTCGCCCAGGGCATGGGCTGGGAAGGCGCACAGTGACGCCCGCGCAGGCCGCCCGTCTCGCCAAGGTGAAGGCGCTCATGTCGAGCCCGAATCGGGGCGAGGCAGCGGCCGCGCGCGAGATATATCAGCGCCTCTGTGCCCAATATGGCATGCCAAGAGCAGGTGGCGATTACACCAATGGCGAAATACATCAGCTTGTCGAACGTGCCGAGGATGCCCGCCAATATTGGGCGCATCAGGAGATGCTCGAGCGCCGCCATGATTGCATCACCTGGCTCCGTGCCAATGGCTATTCGCTAAGCTGGCAGGGTGAGCAGCTGCCCTATTTTGATAGGCGCGAACCTCAGCTTTTCGTCTCGATAAGCCATGAGCGGCTAGGCATGATGATCGCCGAGCGCTTGCCCGCTGGCGAGTTTCCAGATTGCGTGGATCGACTGCGCCGCAACATGGCGCAGCGGGGGGCCTTCGCCTGATGGGCAAGCGCCAGTCGTCCCTTTCGGCATCCCAGCTGATCTTCAGTTTCAATGCGCCCAAGCCGGCGCGCACTGAAGCCGATTTGGCGGGCCTGGACCGCATGGTCGCTGCCTCGGTCGGACGCGCACTGCACGATGATGAACGGTCCCGCCACGAGATCGCCGGGCTCGTCAGCGCCCTGCTCGATGAAACCGTTACCAAGCAAATGCTCGATGCCTATGCCGCCGAAGCGCGCGAAGATCACAACGTCTCGATGCACCGGTTTCTGGCGCTGATCGCGGTCACCGACCGGCATGACATTCTCGACGCGCTGATCCGCAGAATCGGCGGGGCCGTGCTGGTCGGTGAGGAAATCCTGACCGCGCAGCTTGGCCATATCGACCGCCAGATCGCCGACCTCAAGACAAGGCGCCGCACTCTTGAAGGTTCGGCCCGACCCATCACACGGGGGGACCGCGAAGCGTGATTCAGGGTTCCATCTCCGCCGCCCGCACATGGTTCAGCGCAGACGATTTGGCCGCGCTGGCGCTTCCCGGTCTGCCGCGTTCCAAGCGGCATATCAACGAGCGCGCCCGTGAGGAACGCTGGGCGCTGAAGGTGGATGATGATGGCGCGCCGCTCGCACGTCGCCGCGCCGGCCGGGGTGGCGGCATCGAGTATCACGTCTCCGTGCTGCCGGCAGCGGCGCGCGTTGCCCTGGCCGGCAGCGGTATGGTTTTGGACGGTGTTGCCGAGCAACACCCGATCGCCGCCAATGACGAAGTCGCCAGCCCCGCGTGGCAATGGTTCGACCGGCAGACCGAAAAGGTGAAGGCCGAAGGCCGGCGCCGCCTCGTCATCGTCACGAACATTTGCGACCTTGAGGCCGCTGGGCTCAGCCGATCGGCTGCGGTCGCGGAGATCGCCAGCGAACATGACGTCTCGACGTCGACCCTGTGGTCCTGGCTGCGCCTCATCGCGGGCCTGAACCAGACGGACTGGCTTCCCGCGCTCGCGCCGCAGCGCAAGGGCGGTGGCTGCGAGGCCGACGTCGACGCGGAAATCTGGACAGTCTTCAAGTCGGACTATCTCCGCCTCGAAAAGCCGACGCTTTCCAGCTGCTACCGGCGCGCGGAATCGCTCGCCATCTCACGCGGCGTCGCGATCCCCATCATGAAGACCTTCCAGCGCAAGCTGGAGCGTGAGGTGGACCCGCGCGTGATCATCCTGCTGCGCGACGGCAATGAGGCGCTGCGCCGCTCCATGCCGCCCCAGCGCCGGACGGTGTCAGCGCTGCACGCGATGGAGCTGGTCAACATCGACGGGCACAAGTTCGACGTGTTCGCGCGCGATGGCGACGTGGTGTTCCGCCCGATGATGATCGCGATCCAGGACGTCATGAGCCGCAAGATCCTGGCATGGCGGATCGGCGAGGTTGAAAGCGCGATCCAGACCCGGCTCACCTTTGCTGATCTGTTTCGCAACTGGGGCATTCCAAAGGGCTGCCTGCTCGACAATGGCCGCGCCTTTGCGTCCAAATGGATCACTGGCGGCGCGCTCACCCGCTTCCGTTTCAAGATCCGGGAGGAAGACCCAACCGGCCTACTCCCGGCACTGGGCATCAACCCGCATTGGGCGACGCCCTATCGCGGCCAGTCAAAGCCGATCGAGCGTGGCTTTCGGGATCTGTGCGACACGGTTGCGAGGCACCCGGCCATGGCCGGCGCCTATACGGGCAATAGCCCGGCTGCGAAGCCCGAAAATCACGGCTCGCGCGCTATTCCGATCAAGGAATTCCGCGCGCATGTCGCCGAGGGCATCGCCGCGCACAACGCGCAACGCGGTCGCCGCACAGAAATGGGCAATGGCCGCAGTTTCGATGACGTCTTCGCGGAAAGCTACGCGAGCGCACCGATCGGCAAGGCCACTCCGGAGCAACTACGCCTCGCCCTGCTCGCCGGTGAAAACCGCCGCGTCGATCGCAGGACCGGCGCGATCGAGATGCTCGGGAATCGCTATTGGACGGACGAACTGCGCGATCATTACGGCCAGATCGTCACGGTGCGTTTCGACCCCGACGATCTGCACCAGCCAATCCATGTCTATGACTTGGCGGGCCGCTACATCTGCAGTCCCGACATCATCGAAGACACCGGCTTCCAGGACGTAGCCGCAGCCAAGGCGCGCGGCAGGCAGGAAGCGAACTGGCGGCGCGCGACGCGCGAAGCCGAGGCGATGGAGCAGCTGCTCACGGCCGCAGAGGTCGCCGCGCGCTTGCCGCGTCAGGTGCCGACCGAAGTGCCGGAAGCGCGCATCGTGCGCCCGGTACGCCCAGCGCGGCGTGGCGGTGCGGCGGTGCGGCTCGTGACCCAGCACGACGAAGCTGAATTGATGAACGACTTTTCGTCGGCACTCCGCCGGCTGCGCGTCGTCGAAGACTAGAACAGGGAGCCCGGTAAAAATATGAACAATCCATCGGATATCGAGATCGACATCGCCGAGCAGCGCAGCTGGCTCAAGGAGCATAAGGCTGCCACCGCCATGAGCTGGACCGAGCTTGGCCGCGAAGTCGGCATCAAGTCGAGCACCCTCAGCCTGTTCGGCGGCGACAGCTACAAGGGCAATAACGATGAGCTGGCCAAGAAGATCTTCCGCTACCGCCAGACGATGGCTCGGCAGGCCACGCTCAGCATCGAAGCGCCGACCATTCCCGGATATTTCGAAACGCGCACGTCGCGGGACGTGATGAACCTGCTCACCTGGGCCCAGCATGGCCGGATTACCTATGTCGCGGGCGGACCCGGCATCGGCAAGACCTCGGCCGCGCGCGAATATCAGGAGCGCGCCTCCAATGTTTGGATGGTCACATGCATGCCGTCGATCAACTCGGTAACGGCGCTGAGCCGCGCCACGCTCAATGCGATGGGTGACAAGACCCATGGCAATTTCGGCGCCTATATGGGTGCCAGGGTCATCAATCTCGCCAGGGATTCGGGCGGGCTGCTCATCTTCGACGACGCGCAGCTGCTCAATGTCCAGCAGATCGAGCAAATTCGTTGCTGGTATGACCAAGCCGGCGTCGGCGTCGCGCTGCTCGGCAATGAGACTGTTGCCGCCCGTATGAACGGCGGCGACCGGCGCGCGGCCTTTGCCCAGATTTACAGCCGCGTGGGCCAGCGGATCGCCCAACGTCCCGTCGCCCTACGGGAGGATGTCGAGGCGCTCGCCGACGCCTGGCATATTCGCGATGAGCAACTGTTCGATTTTCTGGAGCGGCTGGCGAAAAAGCCGGGCGCCCTGCGCAGCTGCACCCAGGTCCTCGAAATGGCCACGATGTTCGCCCGTGCCCAAGGTGAGGAGCTTTCGATCAAGCATCTGAGCGGGGCAGCCATCCAGCTGGGCAACCGCATCCAGGAGGCGTGAGATGATCCGCAAGTGCATCGCAGCCCTGTGGCCGGCCCGCGAACCCGACCCGTTAGAGATACTGCTGTCCGCAGTGCAGTTCCTATGCGCCCTGCCGCTGGTCTTCATGATCGGCTGGCTCATCATGGCGCTCACGCTTGGCATGGGTGAGGGATCGTGAGTCTGGTCGAGCGCATCGAGCGCATCGAGACCGTGCTGGGGCTCGACGCTGACGAGCAGCCCAGTCCGGTCCCCGTGATCGGGCTGCAGCCGCAAGGATCGCGCATCATCGACGGCTTCGCCATCCGGACGATCGCGCGCCATGTTGGGCGGGAGGTCGGCCTGACGCTGGCCGATCTTCTCTCGCAGAGGCGGACCATGGCACTCTTCCTGCCTCGCTGCGCGGTCGCTTGGATCGCGTACAATAATCTGAGCCGTACCGCCGTCCAGATCGGGCGTGCGATGCAGCGCGATCGTTCCACGATCTGCAACCAACTCTCCCGCGCCGAGGATCTTCTGCGCACCGATCCCGTGTTCCGCATGCTGGTCGTGCGGGTCACCAGACGGCTGTTCCAGGAGACCGAACAATGAACGCTCCTGCACGCCGCGCCGCGCCGGCGCGATTCGATGCGAGCCAACAGCAGCGCCGGGTGATGCTCGCCAAGGTCCATGTCGCCCGCAAGGAGCTCGGCCTGGACGAGGACAGCTATCGCGGCGTCCTGGTCCAAGTGACCGGGCATATGAGCGCCGCCAATTGCACCGAAGGCCAGCTAGTCGACGTGCTGAAGCATTTCGAGGCGCGCGGGTTCAAGACCAGGCCACGCAAGGCAGGCCAGCGACCCTCCGCCGACCATCCTTCGGCGCGCAAATCACGCGCGCTGTGGATTTCGCTCTACCATCTGGGCGCGATTGATCATGCGTCGGAGAAGGCGCTGGAGGCCTTTGCGGCGCGGCAGCTGAAGGTAGCCGCGCTGCAATGGGCCGACCAATCGCAATGCTACAAGCTGGTCGAGGCGCTGAAAGCCATCGCTGAGCGCCACGGCTGGTCGCAGGATATGTCGGGCGTGGCGGCAAAGCTCGATGCACGCGGCAAGGTGCGCCTGCTGAAACTGCGGCTTTGCAGGGCGATTCTCGCCAAGCTGCAGGCCAAGGACCTGGCCGGCGCACAATGGGACCTCGACACCGCTGCCTTCCGCCTCTGCGGCATTGAATTCGACAATGCCAGCGGAGGACCCGCCACGGTCGAGGATCTCGACGGCTGTGCCCGCGCGCTGGGCGCCAAGCTGCGGGAGGCAGGCCTGTGAGCGCGAATATCCACCGCCAATCGCACGGCTATGCCACACCCGACACCCGCCGCCAGCCCATCTTGGGTGAGGTCGGGAAGGATATCGCCCGGTTGAAGCGCTCGCGCGCTTGCTGGTGCGCCGTGGCGACCATCCTGTTCCTCGGCCATATGCTGGAGCTGTTCGGCTGACATGGGCGCGGTCGCTTTCTCCAGCTCGACGTTCAGCGAGATCGCCGAGGTCATCGGCGAGGCGGCCGCGCGCACCCTTTGCGAGCATCTGGGCGGCACAACCCTCTATGTGCCCGCCCAGATCGGCACGCACCATCCCGTGACGGCCGCGATCGGCGCCAAGGCCGCCAAGATCTTCGCCGATCATTTCCGTGGATCGCACCTTCAGCTGCCCAAA